CTTCAATAGAAAGCGCCGCTTTAATTAGCTCTTCTTCAGCTAAATCAACATCACCATTTCTAGCGTGGCGATAAGCTTCATTACTGGCCTCGATAGCATTTTTATTGATTAACTCTTCAGCTTCTTTATTTTGACGCTCGATAGTTGCTTGATGCACCCTTATTCGAGCACCATCAATACGGCCATTTAGGTCGATTTCTGCACCTTGGCGAATTGAAGGATCGACACCCTCAATAACTCCAGCTTTATAACCTTCGACCGCATCATTGAACGCACCTATATCATCTTTGTACTGAGTAGCAAAAGAAGTAATTGCATTGCGGTTATCTGAATCAAGTGAGGCCGCATAAGCTGATCTTAATGTTTTGTTGTGCGCGTTGCGCTCAATGCTACCAAAAAAGCTATCAGCCATCATCTTTGGTGCTTTCGTTACTTGCTGCCCACCGATAACTTCTTTTTCAAGCTTTGTTTTTTTAGCGCCTTCAACACCGCGCTTAACTGCTTCCTGTTCGCCAAACCTAATTGCTTTATTTTTGAAGTCACCTAGCTTATTAGCCAGCGATAAAGAACTAGAAACGCCAGCAACATCTGAATCTACTTGCCGAATATTTACTGTTTCATTGAATCGTGTTGGCATTATTTCCCCGCTGGCATAATTGATGCAACTTTTCCAATATCCCCGATTAAGCCAATATTAGCGCCAGTCTTTAATGAGCTTGATTGATTCCTGCCTCTAATTAAAGCAGTGCTTGCGGCTAACTTTGATCCGAAAATATCACGCTCTGTTGCAACCTCTTCACGCCTAATATCTTCTTGCAATACAGTTAATGGCGAACCTTCTAAAGCGATAACGCCTCTAGCCCCTGCCGAAGCTGTTTGACTTGACATTGCATAGGCTAACCGCTCTTTACGGTCTGACTCTCGTTGCGTTGCAGCAAGCTTTTCCTGCTCTGCTTTAAGCTCGGCTTCGTTCTTAGCTGCCGTTGCAGCGTTCTTTTGCTGGTTATATTGGCTTGCAGCTGATACCGCTGCCGTTGCTGCTGCAATGTAACCAGCATTAGCGGCTATCCATGCGCCCCCTGCTGCTGCTCCTGCGGCCATTAGCTTTTACCTTCTAATTTGCTCATGTCTTGGTCTCCGTACCTATACTCAAAATTTGAAATGGCATTGGTGTATCTTGGGTTATTGTAACACTGGCCTCTAAGCTCCAGCCGTGCAAAAATAATCTTTTAAATTCCGTTTGTGGCTCAGGCGCATCGAATTGATTTTGACCAATCGTTTTATCAGCAAGCCTATTATCATTAACAATAATTCCATTGCTTTCATAAACATGAATAGCTGCTCTAGTAATACGCTTTTTTGAAGCCGCATTAGGGCCATTCTTTAAATTAGTGTTAAGCGGCATAGTTGTCACTACTGGCTTATATTCAAGCCCTGCTTCGATTGTATCGGCTGTTCGTTCGGTAGTAATAGAGCCACCTGAAACCACCGCGTCAGCCATCACAGCGCCATCTGCTTTAACCTTTACCGTTTCACCTTCTAAATGATCTAAACCTGTTAGGGTGGCGCTAACTAATCCTGTGCCGATAACTGCTGAATCAGTGTTTAGTAATGCATTCTCCCGCTCAATAAAGTAAACAGTTGAACCATCAATAACCCGCTCAATAAGCATGTAAACTTTGAAATCAACAACCGTGACCGATTTAATGAAACCAGTGGCGGCCGAGCTTATCCACGCTGTAAATGCTGATATATCTTCATTAGATAGCGTATTAAATACTGTTACCGTCCCGTCATCATTAACCATGTAAACATAGTTTGCATCTGAGCTTTCAGTACCAACGCTCAAGGTAAGCTTTTTAGGGTTTTTGATTAAGTGTGGTGATAAAACTGATACTGATCGTGACTCATTTGCTTGAAAATCATTAATAAATACGAATTGATTAAGTGCTTTACCTGTCTTTTGAATAAATAAGGTAACGCCATCAACTGTAACAGCTCTTGCTCTTTTCGCGCCTAAGTTACTTTGAGGCAATACCGCTACATTCTCAGGTGTAACCGGTGATTCTTTAATGTAAAACTCACCACCCGTTGTAAATATCTGCAAAGAACGGTTAGAAAATAGCGAATTGATCGCATTTAATTGATCTGTATCAAGTGTGGCCGTAATGCCTTCATCATCCCTTGAGCGACCTTTGCTAAAATTAAAGAAATCAGAAACCATGCTGCCCCATAAAGTAGATGGTTTTGATTTTGAACCACCAAACCACAATCTAGCCTCATGAAAAGTACATGTTCTAGGCCAACCACGCCCAGCGCTCCATACGTCCTCTGCTCCACTTGTTCCAGCTTGAGTAACTGTTGTTGATGTTACGAAGTCAACCGACCTTGTGAAGACAGGCGTAATGGTTAATTTTTCGTAGTCATCTGCCGAATCACCAGAAAAGGTGATTTCATAAACAGATAATGAGGTTATAGTTGACACAGATACCCCAGAATTAGCCGTGTTCGGCAAAGCCTGCAAAGCATCCGTGATATTCGCTATATTTGCGCCATCATCACTGCCGTAAATAATATCATCCGTTAACACGGAATTAAGACTTATCTTGTATCTGTCCCCATTGCTTTGGTGAGCGAATGTGATTCGCTGTATGTTGCTAACAGGCGTGGGACTGCTACCATCGTTGTAATCTAACTGGGGAATATTCACTAGTGGAATAGTTGCTATGGCCCATGCTGTATCGCTTGTTCTAGTTATCGTTCTAGGCTCAACATCTTCATGCGTGATAATAATTGTATCGGCTGATTGAATATAATCCATTTCTTCAATCTGCGCCGCTGTCCAAGGTATGACTAGGTAATCATTCCCTGAACCATTGATGTTTGTTTGCAATACGCCATCTTTAAATACTTGCATCTTTAAAGATGAAAATACCAGCAAGTAATTCTGTTCTGTATTGAATGAAAAGGTTTCTAACCGGCCATCACCTTCTGAATCGCCTAAGTATTCCATTCCTGGTCGCTTTTTAACGCCACCTTGCGGAATAGTCAGAACGTTCGTTGCTTCTTTTAGGCCGTTGTAATACGCCTGCAAATCAGTACGTCCAGCCAATTGCGGGTCAAGCTCCCCCCTGTTCATGTTTGTCTGAAATTGCCAAAGATCAGCCATTATCTAGCTCCAAACCTTGCTTCAATAAATGGGCTATCAATAATTGGCTGCTGTGGCCTACCTTGTGAGTCAATGTTCTTGGCTCTAGCTAGCGCTTGTGATGTAAGCTCAGCATAATAAGCGGCTTTATTCCTGTCCTCTGTTACTGACATAGAAAAGTCTGACGCAAGCTTATATTGTAAAGCCTCAATAAAATGAGCGGGTAAACTGCCTTCATCAACCTTGTAAACGAATCGAGCCAATAGCTCCGTTTCATTTGAATACAATAGATCGCCAATAATCACATAACGCGAATTAGGCATAATGGCCCATAACCGAATTAGATCAGTGGGTAATTGGAACGCATATTTATAATTGGTTTTGCTATCTGGTGAAGCTGATAGTCTTGAAAGATTTTGTTCTTTAAACGCAAAAGACCAAGGGAATTCTGACAATAAGCGCTCATAGGCTTGACTGTACAGGTTAGCCGCCGCCTGTGCTCCAGCACCAGCTTCAGTAAATGATGAAATCGGTGCGTCACCAATAAGAAGAAGTGCGTTTGATGCAATATCTATATTACTAGCCATTGATAACCTTTTTTGTTAAAAGCGGGGACGACCTAGGCCGCCCCTATTTATTACGCTAAGATTTGTACTGTTGACTTTACAGTGACAACCCCTGCTGTTATAGCGTCGATAACGATAGTCGTAAAGACTTCCGTTCCACCAGTTACACCAATCGCAAGAATGATGTCGTTAACGCCGATACCGTAATCAACCGCGTCATCAAAATAGCCAGAAGCGACCATTGTTGCACTTGAATCAGGGGTTTTGTAACTCCAAATTCGTGGTGCATTACTGTTTGCTGTGCCTAAAGGCAGTAAAGCTGTTAATGATAGTGCCATGATAAATACCTCTATATTTTGTTTAAGTAAAGGGCCAAATTAATGGCCCTTATTTAGATCAGCCTTTAAGTGCCTTCGTTATATTGAATCTTAACGATGCCTTGAGGTTCACGAGCAACCGCGCCAGCTTTAAAGATACCGTTAGCAAGCCATGAAGTTTTTTGAGCAACCCAATCAATAGTAGTCTTAATATCAAGACCAATTGCTAAACCAACTGAGGCTTTTTGCCAAATGAACGCCTCACGATCAGCCGCAACACCCGGTAAACCACCTTCAGCACGAGTACCAATGGTGATGAACTTCAAGCCCATGAATGTATCAAGTGTTCCGTTTACCAACGCCTTAACAGTGTTGAAATCGGTGCTTGTTACAGTCGAATCTTCAAGTAACTGCTGAAGTGCTTGAGCTCGTAGAACGATATAACGATCACCTTCATCAGCTTCAATATCGTTTAAATGGCCTACACCTGAACGAATTGCAGTTAAATCAAAGTTACGTGATCCTGAAATATCGAATACACGGCCGGTATCAGGGTCGCTATCGTTAGTTGCTGCGAATGTGACTGCTGCCATTGCATTAATTACTAATTGATCTTCACGGCGCTGCAATGCACCGGCAATAGTTTTGGCTAGCTCCATTTTCTCATCAAAGTTAACTTCTGCTTGATCGAAAATATCGGTGTATTCTGGAGCGTTCCAGTTTTCCAGCGTTGCTGTTTGACGAGCGTGCCCAATATCCATCGGAGTAACATCTGCTTGTGATGCTTTCTGATTGGCTTGGCCTTTGCCCATACGTGTGAATTTATATGACTCACCAGTTACGCCAGTACGAATGCTTACGCAATTACGTAGCTTACCCATACCTGCATATTGGTGCTTGACTTCAGCATCAAACTCAATGACTGCTGCATTACTTAAGTTTTTTGACATTTTAATACCCTCTAATAAAATTAAATTACTTGTTTTTATTAGCTTTACCAGTGACCGAATCGGGTGGCTTAACTAAAATTAATAGCTGACGCCTTCCACAATTCCGGCCTGTAAAGGGTATCGGATAGAAGTACGTTATTTATACCCGTTTAAATGGTTCATGTCAAACTGACAGTTTTACGCCCCCTGTTTTATAGCCTTAATATACCATCCGATGACTTGCACTGTTGCGTTGCCATCCGACTGTATCCGCAACTCAGAAGGATTGTTTAACGTATTTAGATCACCCATATAACCGCCGTTATATCTTCCTATATCAACCGTTCCAGTTGTTTTTACGAACACCGACGCGAAGGGTATTACCTGTTCAGTCCCACCTACTCCTGTCACCATAAATACATCTATGACTTGATTAGGGCTAGTTGTTGTCACCTTAATATCCATCCTTAAGTCAACCATGTCGCCAAGAGAAAGCTCAGTCCAATCGAATTGGTTAGTAGAAGAATTCCAAAAGTCAGTAACACCCAAAGGAGGGTAGTCTTTTGACGTCAAAGCTCCCTGCTCGTCGTTCGTTAATTTTACTGGTCCAGTACCGCCAGTTAGCGAAATAGGCGTTGTCGCTGTCGCTAGGTCATGATAATTGAAAAACCCACCCGTGAAGTTATCTGCTGGAATCCCTGCGAGCTGAACAGGAACAACACTCGATGTATCTGCCAGCACTTGCAATAATACATTACCATCACTCAATACCGAAATAATCCAATCCCCGACATCGAACTCTGCCTCCTTATCAACCCAATAACCTGCGACGCTAACATCTGCAAGCGTGTCATCTGATCGGTAGGAATACAGCTTAGGCGCTGCCGATGCTTGCGCACCGACCGTTGCTAGTTCTTTAAAATCAAAAGCCATTATCACTCCTCATTAATATGTATTCACCAGCCTCAAGCTGGGCCGATTTATCAGCAAAGTAACCCACCTCTGTTACTGTTGCAATATCATCATCGGTTTTATAGCTGTATAAACTCGGTGTATCGGATGAATGCGCCCCAACTGGCGCGAATGTGCTTTGAGTGAACATTGTTATACCTCCTCGTTTCCATCTTGAACTACTCCGCGAACTACCCCACGAATATACGCGTATGCCTTCGTGATTGCGGAATACGGCACATAAAGCAAACCTAGCGTCGAACTTGTCGCAATACTTCCGGCAATAACCTGCAATGATAAGTACGACACATTGACTGCACCAGCCACAGTGAGAGCACCGGATTTTAATATGCCAATTACCCTTGCGACACCTCCGGCAATTGAAACACTTCCGGCCGTTGTTTTATTGACTTTCTTCGCCACAAAGCCGCTAATGCTCGCGCTTCCTGATGTGATCTTCTCGGCTGCTTTTACGACTAGACCAACTAGAGAAACAGAGCCGCTTACTGCTTGAATCGCTATTACCTGCGTACTAAGCGAACCTGACGCTGCTAATAAGCCGCTTACCGCTTGCGCGGTTGCACCACCTGTTGCTGCACTACTAGCACCTAAAGGCCGTGATCCTAAAGGACTTGAGCCTAAAGGCATCTAAATAACCCACCAAAATACTACCGCTACAGCTAAAGCCCATTTCGGTAGATATTGCATCTCAAAGTAAACAGGTATTGTTACACTGTTAAGCCGTTTTAAATACCACACTAGATTTTCTCGATTTGAGCAATAACAGCATCGGCAATAACAGTGCATTGCTGCCAATCTGTTTCTTTGTTGATATTCGCATTCGCTAGATCACGCGCATCTTCAATTGCAAACATTATTGAATGCCATCCGTCTGAAATTGCAATAATCTGAGCTGCTGCAACTGCCCCTGTTACACCTTCTCGATTAGCTCTTGCGTTTATCCATTTGTAATCGGCTAGTAACTCCTCTGGATTTCCCGCTGCTTGAAATGCACGAGCATCGGCTTCTTTTAATGAGTACGTTCGATCTTGAAATGGAATATCCGTTGCATACCGAGCACGAGCTTTACCTGCTGCTTTGTTGACAAGCCCTGTTGATTCTAGCTTTTCCTCTGGCAACGGGTCGTAGTTGTCTATTATTAGTTGTACTGCTGTGTCATCTGACGTAATGAAAGTACCATCACGCTTTTTAATTGAATGCCCAGCTGCATTTATTGCATTTATTGTATGTAATGTAAAATTATTGTTTAATTTAATCATGTCTATCTACCATATTCAAAACAGGGAACGACGGAGCCGTTGTTTTCAGAGGCCAAACCAACTGCAACAGAAGGTAAAGCACCCGTGACCGCTGCCCTGAACATTGCTGTAACATCAGATCTGCGATACCCAAAGGGATTAGTGAAATCCGTAGGTCCGCCACCCGTAAATTTCATCGTTGCCGAATCTGTTTTTGCAGCGAACCACGTGATCCCCGGCGGACGATAAATAGGGTTAGGCAGTGTCTCTAAAACCTCACCAACAACCGACCCATCAAGATTACCAGTACTAATAATCAAATCCCCTGGCTCGGCTGATAAGTCTGATTTATTTTCGTACAGCCCTGCAAAAGTACTAATGGCCGCAGCATCCGCCGTTGTAACATAAAGACCAAGGCTTTTAATGACAATAGGAAACGGATAGTAACAGCCAAAATAACTCAACTGGTCTGCACCTCGCCCCTTGCCTGGATCAGTATCGTGTAGATTAATAGGAAAAGACGTAATTAGACTCACCGCTGTCTGCTCGCCAGCAACCAACCTACCAACAGACGGAGTAACAACATCACAAGTAATCGTATGAGTCCCAGCACTTAAGGCAATATTAGTCGCTGGGTTTTTATTCGTTACCGTGCCGTCATCATTTTCAAAATCGTTGCGTGTGATTGTATTAGCAGCAGTTGCATAAGTGCCAATACCGCTTGCTGTAATGACGCCCGCTGAGTCTTTAACAATGTACGAAACCAAAGCTCCATCATCAAAACCTCGGCTGTAAGGGCGCATCCCCGGTGTAGCACCAAGTAATGTCAGTACATTACCTGTACCCGTGCAAGTTTCTTCTGTTAAATTTGCGAACAAAATAGCCTCCTATGCAGCCGCAAACGCGCCTATGCCTGCTATTTTTATCGAACCGCCTGAATCTTCCAGCGCATAGCTGACTAAATCTCCATCAGCAAATGATTTCGAGAATTGGATGAAACCTGTTGTTGCACCTGCTAAGGATAGTGTATCGCCTATGCCTGTGCATGTTTCTTGTGTGTAATTGGCAAACATATATTAAGCCTTAGCACCATAAGTTTTAGGGGTTACTTTTAAAATAGTAGTACCACTCGTAGCTTCACCATCTTTTAATAAGACACTCATATTTTCTAGCCTCCTGCTGGGACAGTAAGTTCATAAGTGAATTGAACCGAGTCACCGCTGCCTAGATTAATTACAGCAAAGACGGACCTATCCATCAACACGCCTGAAGATGAGGCATTAAATAAGCCATGTTCAACAATCGCCCTTGCTGCTGTAGCCGTCACCGTACCAACCGATCTATAAATGTTAGCGCTCGCGCCTTCGGTCTTAGTTCCGTTTGCTCTGGTTTCAACTGCGGATGCCAAGGCGGTATCTCCTATCGCCTCGGCCGCTCCTCCAATGCCCATCCCGTGAAAGCTAAAATTAGCAATCTCACCTGTTGAAGATTGAAGTTGGTCAACTAATAAATTTACAAACGCTGTCGTTACGACCTTCGTTGATAATATACCTAAGCTCTCAATCGTTCCGTCTGTACGCCTAATTTCTGCCATCAAACGTGATTCTGGCATAATTGCACCCTGCTGATAACCGCCAGGGCTAATAGGTCTAAAAACCTGCTTGATTGTCATACGGAAATACTGCGCCGCTAATTTTAAGAAGTTATTTAACATTTTGTCGCCCTCGTTTTTTCCATCCTTTAGCTAAGCAAACGCTTAGCCACAATGATTGTAATTTAATTAGTAAGTTTTTCATCGGCTAATGCGATAATTAATCGCTCCTGACGTATAAGAGGTGCAGTTAAAGCGATATAGCACACTTGTTTCATATTCCTCGATAACGCCATTAACATCATTCTCATAAGTAGCTGGGTTAGGCACACTGTCTTTACTTACAATATGCCATGTCGCGCCATCATCAAATGACCTTTCCAAGTCTATAAGCGCCGTCCCCCCGTTAAACGCTAATAGAATATTGCCTCGCCCCCCTATCGCGACCGATTCGGTAGCTCCTACGCCTGTTATTACCCCGCCTATTGCTCTAAATGCCATGAGATCACCCTATTACTACCCTATGTTCACCAGCACCATACAAAGCATTACGTTTCTTTTCGTATTCTGCTTTAAATGCTGGGTCAGTTTGAATTCTTCTATTGCCATACTCATCTTTAGCGAATTGCATACCCTTCACTTCATCTTCAGATACAGCTGAAGCTGGGTTTAACCCTTCAGGTGACAATGGCGCACCTTTAGTAAGCCCAATCATGTGCTCTAATGCTGCAACTGAGGCTGCTGTTGCTGTCATTTCAGTAAAACCCTGCAATAGGTCTTCTGATAGATTGGCGCGCCCCCAATCGTTTAAATTGCTTATTCTTGCCTGCGCGTTATTACCTAATGCTTTGATCTCATCATCACGATTTAACGCCATAGCGTTGTTTTCAGCTACTTTGATAAGGCCGTACATGTTAACCATTTCAGTAAAACCATCTTGACTCATATTGCTATCTTTGGCGAACTTCATGGCCTCTTGCAGCATTGGGTCATCAGCATCAATAGACACGCCCTCTTCTTTTAATGAATCGCTTAAGTGCAATTCGTAATCTTCTGGCGCACCAGTGAACGAGCCAAACCGCCCTTCTAATTCAACGTAGGCTTTCGCCTGCTCGCTAACGCTTGTGTATTTATCGCCCTTAAACCATTCTGGCGCGTCACCATCACCAGCCACGTTCTCGGCTAAATTCCATGCCGGTGCTGTTTCTTCAGTTGCTACTTCTGCTGCAACTGCTGATTGTTCTTGTAAACCTTCTCCGGTTGAACCTTCACCACCTTCAGTGGCTTCATCCAAGTATCGATGCCTCAATATGTTCATTAGTTATCCTTGACTCGTTTAATAGTTAATAAAATACCTTTGATAAATCTTTTCTGACCTTCTCTTATTCCCACTTCAATCAAATCCATGCCTGGCTCTGCTGTAGATGTCATTATCAGTGTTTCAGCCCACTTAGCTAATAATTCTGCACCTTCTTCATTTTGACTAAATGTTTTATGTATTAGATAATCTAGCTTTTCAGCCTCCGCTTTCTTGATACCAGCTAAACGCGCCGCTTCTGACGGATCAATATTAGCGCCTAGATCATCGAAAAAGTTATGCTTGCTGCCCACTTGGCGCTCCTTGTGGCTGCCCACCTTCAATATTTTGCTCTGCTGCCTGCTGTACAGCTTGAGCAATTTGTTTAGTTTCTTCCTCGGTTCTTACCAATGAAGCCGGCACGCCTAACGTTTCTTGCCAATATCTAGGTAACTCTTCGATCTTAACTGAAGCCGCGACAACTTCTTGAGGTAATGATTGCGCTACAGCGTTAAACCATATCTGACTATTTTGGAAATCTTCTTGCCCTTCAGCTTTAGCTAATGGGCTAGTTAATCGAATAGCAACTTCTTTGCCATCAACTTTAATATCTGGCACTTTGCCTAGTGATCTAAGTATATCAATAACGGCATTTACAACTGGCTCAATCAATTCAACCTTTTGTCTGCCGAATGATGCGCCTTGATTGCGTAATAAGTCCTGATTTCGTAGCATTACTTCGGTAGCACTTCTTACAGGGTCGGTTAAATCACCCATAGGATCAGCAAATAAAGCTTTACGAATTGACTCCTGAAGCTCCCGCATAAGATTATCACCTAATCCAAGGTCACCTGAGCGATCAAGAGGCCGCATAGTTGGGTTAGCGCTTGCATTGCTTCCTACTGGAATTACCGCGCCGGGTGCGATCTGTACGGTGTGAGGATTAAATATTCCATCATCAACGCCGGTATAAACGCCTGCAATTTGCAAGGCCGCATTTCTTAATATGAATTCTTTTACTTTGTTGACTGTTCTAATGTCTGGTAATTGCTGAATAACTGGCCCACGTCCGAACACTTCGCCCGGTGTTAAATGCCATCTGAAGCATATAACACGCTTACTAGTAAAAGATTGCGTATATAAAACCGCTTTCGTTGCTTTGTGAATAATTATTTGGTGATACTTGCCATCTTTAGGATTGAATAACATCGCATTAAGAATCGTAACGTCCTTAGATGTTTCTTTTTTTGCTTTATCTGCCAGCTCTTGCGGTAATTCAGCTTGAGGCCATAAACGTTTAATATGTGATGGCTTGACCTGTTGCTTGCGCCATACGCTCTCAATCGCGCCACCTGGCGGCTTTTCAGGGTATAGCTCTGCTAACGGTATGTTCGTGAACTTTAACGCCTCGCCTTTTGTGAAATCGCCCTCTTCAACTGAAATACCTCCAGTGCCAATACCTAAATCGATTAATGCCGGTGCTAGCTCTGTATAAAAATTCGAATGATTTAACTCAGCAAAGACGGCTTTAGTTATTTCCTCAAGCCCTTCATTAACTTTATCAGAGTCGTTATCTGGTATATCTGAACCCGCAACAAGATTCATCCACTCTAACCACGGCGGTAATAATGCCGATTGAATTCTATTAGCGAACTGCTGAAGACCTAGAACTGCTGTCGAGTCATAAATTTGGCGGTTCTTTTCTTGCCCTTGAGCATGAACAGTGAAGGTTTCCCTGTTGGGCGCTGCAAAATCAAACGCTTCTTGATGAATTGATCGCCATGATTCTCGCGTACTTTCTGCTTTAGCGAATCGACTATATAAATCTTGAATAGTCCCCAGCCCTTTAGGAATACCAGCCACATTAACCGCCTAGTTTTTTAGCTGTCCCACCTGATTCAACACCTCGTGCCGAACCTGAAACCAATAACGAACGACCAGCAGATTTACTACCTGCTAATGCTTTTCGCCTTGCTACTTCATCTTCTGATTCTGCTAACCGTAATTCTTCTTTCTTTTGCTGCGCTTTAATCGCGCTGTCATCTGGTTTTTTTGGCGCACCGCCGAACATTCCACCCATAATCAACCCCTGCTAGATTTAATTAAAAATTTGTACAACTGATAGGGCGTAATAATAAGCGTCCTATCAATACCTAAACAACCTTTTACAACTTCTACGCAACTAAATACACATAGCCGCGCCATCTTGTTTTGAGGGTCAATTGTTGCCGTTACAGGCAATATAACCGCGTTTTCACCGGCAAACACCCTGGGATGAGGATATTCATCTGTTGAAGCGATACTAACATTAATATTGCTTTGTGTGCAATCTACTATTTGCCACAAGAAACCGCCGCTTGTTTCTTTCATAACGTAGCAATGCTGAAAGCCATCTTGGAGGTATGGCGTTAAGAAGTTATCGTTAGCTGAATTCTTGAACACAACATACCATTGCTCCGTGATCTGCTTGCCTTTATCCACTAGAAAACGTCAAAGCCTATATTGGCTCTCGCAGTGGTATCAAAGTTATCTCGTTTTTCAATGTAGCCCTGTGCAAATTGCATAAACGCATCAGCACCATTACTAGACCAATCGTGATGAGGCACATTCTGGTAAACATCGTCATCATCTTTATACTTGTAGCGATAGTTAGATAAAGCATCAAAGCCTTTCTCTAATCGCTTACCTCTATCATCCGTGCCGATATGGAACCAGCACTCAGGGAATATTTGTCTTGCCAGCTCTATTGCTGTTTGCTTAATCTTAACCACTGGAACAATTAGCACCGGCTTAACACCTAAATCAGTAAATTGCTCTTTAACGTTTCTCTTCATGCCCAACCTGTCCTGATTAGCGTCATGCGGGAAATAATGCCGACCATAGTTATAATCTAACTTACTGAGGACTTTTGCATAATGCTCTACGTCCTCTAAGTTTGACTCGTAATAATCAATAAATCGGTATTCTTTGCCAACTCTTTGCATGAACCATATTGCAACTGGGTCTTTTTTACCTATATCCCAAAACGTATCAACTACCGCGCCTTTTACTACTGGTATATAACAACGCCTTGCATCTCGCTTGACTTGAATTATCTGCTTACCAAAGATAGCGCCTTCAGCCAATTGCTTAAGCTCGCCCTCCCAAATGTTCAAATACTTCTCGTAATCATCCTCTTTCATCTTTGCCATCTGCTCTCGCAAAACTTCTGAGAAATAAGGATTATCTTTGTACGATGTGTTTAATACTAATGCGTTACTTGGCGGCTTATCTAGTGCGAATTTCTTATATAAGTAATCAAACTTAAAACGCGTATTGAATGAGGCCCATATCTCTGAGCCTTCCTCGCGTATAGTTGGGTCGATAATATCCCATGATGATTCACTTAGTGAGTGACCTTCCTCTATCCAACACACCGTTACGCCCTCTGTGCTTCGTACTTCTTCTGGATTGGCCTTTACACCAAGAAACATAAACTCAGTGCCGTTTAACCCCTTAATGCTCTGCTCGGTTACTGAATAGAAGTTAGTTAAGCCTAGTAACCTGATCTGCTCTTTTAAGAGTCGATGGACTGAGTGCTTTATGGATTTTTGAAGCTCACGAGTGCAAAGAATAAACTCTTTACGCTGCGTGCCTCTGATTAGTAGCTTTCTAGCAATAGTCCAGCTTCGTGCTGCTGCCCTACCGCCGTACATGATTTTATAACGATATGGCTCATCAAGCCTTTTGTATGCTTTCGGAAATCTTACCTCAACAACATTACTCATGTATTACTTTGATAATGTCCGGCATAAGCTTTTCACCATTAGCACCGGCTAACTCCTTCTTGTCTGCCAACCCTAGATCACGCGCTATGATGTTAGCGTTAAATAAGTCGGCAGCTGCTCCTGCAAACTTTTGTGAGTAGATAACCTGCTCCGCTTCACGTGTGACATCAACAAAATCTTCCCTTGCCCTATACAGATTCCATGTTTCGTGACTTATTTTTAAATAAAAACACAGCGCCGCCAATGTCATGGCTCGCATTTTAGGAACTTCCATCTGTACAGGCTCACCTTGATATTGAGCTACCTTCATTTCCCATAATGGATTATCGTCAACCCATTCGAAGTATTCACAGCATGAGGTCCATAGTGACCCACTGTCTGCAAACATCTTGTCTCTGCCGTGCGAGCTTCTAGCCTTCCAGAATTGATTCCCTTTAGGTGCTGCCACATTAATCTCCTTTTACTACCCAATCTACTATTGTGTAAATTGAATAAATTAAGAGAGCTTCTGCAATTATAGACACTGTAAAGCAATCCATAACTACCCCTTGAATTTACTCATGTCTTTTTTACTTGGGCTCCATCGCTCGATATTAAACTCACTTAGCATATTGCCTTGGCCCACCATGACTGATAATTTGCTTACTAACGCTTCTAGGTTCTCTATTCTAGCTTCTAGTGTAGCTGGCTCAGTGCTTTGTTGGGACGATGATTCTTTTGCTTGTGCCATTTCTGGACTCCTGTAATTTATGTTCAAATGATTCTAACTTGATCTTTATAAAATATGCGCTCGTTCTTTCAATTGCCTGCTCGATAATGTGCTTACGAATGTGATTAAAGCTTTCGCGTCCTATACCTGCTTTATTGAATAATATAGCAAGCTCTTGTAAAGCTTCAGCACCCAAGCTTGGGCTATCATCCGCTAGCTGTTTAATTGCGTCATTAATTAAATTATCGATATAAAATTCATCCATAGCTAACTATAGCATAGCATCGGTTATATTCTCGATCTTTATTGTTCCGCTTAATACCGCTGTTAGGCTGTTACCCACCACCTGATACACTTCTTGCAATCCTTCTTGTAAGAGGTTTTATTTCAAGTTCGCCC